CACCGTGATGTAAGACTTACAACGCCTAGATGTGACAGATGCAATGCAGAGGCACTAAAGGCTGTACTTGAAGTAAACTCTGTATATTCCATAGGCATACCACAGCCAAAGAGAGTCATTTACGGAGAAGGTGAAGTTATTTGGAAGGCAGGAAAGTACAAGCCAAACCTGCTTTATGGATTCTCTCCAATCTACTCAATTTGGTCTAAAGCAATGTCACTTTCACACATGGATGAGTACATTAGAAAATACTTTGACAAGATGAGACCTCCAAGAGGTATGCTTGTAATCTCATCAAGAAACTATGACACTTTCAGAAAATCTTGGGATGTCTTGGAACAAAAGGCACAGGAAGATCCTTACATGATCCACCCATTGCTTGTTGAGAATGACAAGGGTGGAAAGAACCCTGCACAGTGGCTTGACTTTACAGGAAGCCTCAAAGAGTTAGAGTTTATGGAACTTAGAAGGGAACTCAGAATGATTATCGGTGCAGTTTACGGTGTGCTTCCTTTCTACTACGGTGAGACTCCTGCTGGTTGGTCACAGGAAGGACTACAGGTTACAATTACAAACCGTGCTGTAAAGTGGAGTCAGGATACTCTTGAAAAAGCATTCTTTAGAAAGATTGCCAAACTGTTAAACATCAGTGACTGGTCTTTGCAGTTAAAGACAGGAGAAGAAACTGACAAGTTGAGAGACTTGCAGACTGACGGTGTTGAGATTCAGAACATGATGATGTTACAGCAGATGGGATTCGACATTACAAGAACCCATACTGGTGAGTTTAAGGTAAGCAAGGAAACAGCACTTGATGCAGAGACAATGTTCGGTGTCGGTGCAATTAACGGTAACATGAACGGTGCAGGAAAAGGAAAACCTGCTCCACTTGAAAACCAACAGTCATTTGAGGGAGAACCCCTTAACAAAAGACCAAGTGACATAGGTGGAACAGGACAGGGATCACCTGCAAGTGGTACTGGAACTACAATGAGCAAGAAATCATTTCCAAAGGGAATAACTCCTGCAAACTTTGAAACCGTAAAAAAGACATTGCAGACAGCAGTTGACTTTGACTGGAAAAAGACAAAGACTGTTGACGAGTTGAGAAAGGCTACTGGCATGACGGTAAGGGAAGCAAGGGAGATTGTAACTAACGAGTTTGAAGGTTTGAAAAGGTGGGAAGATGAGTAAGGTCTATGCAGTTTCACCAAAAAAACTTGTGTTCTATGTAAAGACGGAGGAAGATGAGGATGACTAAACGATTTCACAAATGCGATGAAAGTTGCAAGATAAATCACAGAAAACCAAAGATTGATGTTGACAAGGCAGTAAGCAAAACAATTAAAAAACCTGTTAAAGATACTGTAGCACCAGCCAAGAAAGTAAAAAAATCAAATTTAAGTACGATTGATGAGATCCAGTTCTTTGTTGAGAAGATTAACAATGAGAATGAAACCAACAAGATACTGGAAAAAACACTTATTAATTTGAGAAAGCTTTACATGGATCTAGGTAAATAAATTGCCAACAGAACTTGATACAAATGCCAATGCAAACGACCTGACCAAGAAACTTTGGGAAAAACATCAGAGTGACGAGTACACTAGGGTAAACAACTACAAGGAAGCAGTATGTCTTAGCTGTCTTAAGGTTGACGGTGCTATTGCAACTGTTGTTGACATATGCGGTGACTGTGCAGGAAAGAAAGGTCGTGAACCCCTACTTGCAAAGGTGACTGACAAATATTACGGTCTTTGTTTTTTCTGCAACTCTTACAAATTTCACATTGAGCAGATAAATGGAAGATTTTGCAATACGTGTCACGGAAGAATTGCAAAGGTAACTAGGGAATACAACGAGAAAGGTGGCTTTATGAAAGTTGATCCGTTCTGGATTAAGATGCGAAAGAAGCATGGAAAGGATTGGAAACAGATAATGTCCAGTGGGTTAAAAAGCCACAGAAAGTAGTTATTTTTTCTTCTTTTTCATATACTCTTTTAGATCAGGTGGGGTAAGCAAGTACTCCAACAGTGCCTCTATGTTTCCCAATTTTCTGTTGGTTTCTTCCAAAAGTTCCTCAACTTCACCAAGAACAAAGTCAAACTTTACCATCTTTTCTCTCCAATACGAATATTATTCTATCGTTTGTATAATCATAGAATCTCTGACTATAGTCAATATCATGGCACTTGTCATCAACGTTGCCAAAGTACCTTCCAATTCTCATTCTTAGCAATGGTTTTCTAAGAAATCTTGGGAAAAACTCAACATTGCCTGTCTTGCAGTTGAACCTTACGTCATTATACTTTACAAGTTTTTCATCACCGTCTTTCCACTCTTCCACGTTTCCACTTCTAAAGTGAACTATTGTTCTTTCAAGTCTTGGTTGTTCCTTCATGTCATTTGAGTTTGTTACAATCCAAAGCTTGTCCTTTTTCAGGTATATGTCAATCAATGGCATCTTAAACAAGACATCATCAAAATATTTACCGTAAACACTCTGAAATGTTTCAATATTGTTAAAGATGTATATTGATGAAGCCATGTGTTTTTTTAGGAATACTTATTTATAAAGCATATGTTAAATGAGCATATGAAAAAACATTGTGACTCTTGCAATATAAAGAAATATGGATACACAGACGGTGAACATTCTGTTTATTTGTGTTTTAGATGTGGAAGATATGAGGGAATAGCAGGTGGAGATGTTGATTTCATTGAAACTATTAACAATGAACCGTACCTTTTACTTGAAATGATACATGATAAAAGACTTGTTCCCATGAGTTAATTTATATACTAATATATACTTCATATTATATGGGTAAAGTGGGTAAGGCTTTTGCACGAATATTTGGTAACTTTGGTGTATCATTTTTCTCTCCGCTTGTCAGTGGTAATGTCGCAAGTACCATGTTTGAGATTCCTATTACGTTTGATCAAACTATAATTATTGCATTATTTTCGTCAGTTTTTGTCACAGGATTGACATTTAGTAGGGAGTTGGAGAGATATGGAAAAAGTAGGTAAGACAATACTTCAATCTCTTTGTGAACATCTTTGTCCACTCTGTACTGAGAATGATGATGAAGACGATGAATAAACCTTAAATAATACCACATATTCAAAATCCAGTATGATTGATCCATTGTTAATCGCAACACTCTCCGTAATCGGAGGAGCAATCTTGAATACCGTAAGAGGATTCATTAACTCATCAGAAACAACATATTCTATGAGAAAATTCCTCGGTGCAGTAATTGTAGCAGTATTCGCAGGTATTGCAGTTGCACAAACATTGAATGTTGTCGGTGTAGGATTGGTAGAATTAGTTCTAATCGGTCTTACAGTTGGATTTTCTGTAGATTATGCAGTATCCAAGGCAAAGAAAGAGATAAACTAGTAGGCATTTTTTAAAAACTTACTTTTTTTCTTATTTTTACTAAAAACTTTATAAGTAATGATCAAACAAACACTTTTATGGAAGATGAGGTGTTTTTCAACAGTTTTGTCACAAAATCATTACATCCTATAGACGGTGCTCAGAGATTCTTTGAGGGTTATCTAACCGTACAGGTCAAGGACAAACAGGGTGAAATCACCATTGTAGATGAATTAATCAAGGTTCTTCCTGTTTGGATGGATAGAGGAGCACCTATTAGTGATACACATTCCAACAGGATTATTGGAAAAGGTATCAGTTATGCTAAGACAGTTTACAAAAATGCAGAAGGAGAAGAGTACCCTGCAATTAAAATCACAGGTAAAATCCACAAGGACTACCAATTAGACAATGAAATTTGGGATAAAATCAAGAGTGGAGAGTACAAAGGATTATCATTTGGTGGTGCTACAAAAGCAAACAGAACACCAAAAATTATGAAAGACGGTAGTGTAGCATATGAATTAAAGAGTTTGGAACATTATGAGGTTGCAGTTTGTAAAGAACCAGCAGTTCCTTTAGCATTAATCACTGATTATAACCCACTTGCAAAGGCAGTTACAGATAACGTTGAGAGAAGAGAAGATGGCAAAATGGTGATCAAATGTGATAAATTTGGCTGTATTGTTCAAAAAGATTCACTGGTAAAAATTGAAGATGATGAAGATGACAACACACAGGTAACTGTTCTTGACGAGTGGAAAAATGAAACACATCCAGACAAAAACGGAAAAACTGAAGGTATCAGAACAACAAAAGCAGATATTATGGATAAACTAGGCGGTGCTGATCTTAAAGTAGATGAAAAAGGTAGAGCAATAATACCAGAATCACTATCACCTAAAAAAACAAAATATGAAGAAAACAAGGAAAGTCAATTAGGAAAAGCCGAAGATCTTTCAAATGCAGACGGTGACAAGACAAATCTACATAATCAGGATGCAGAACCTGATAAATCATCAAACAGGGAAACAAGTCCTGTAAATGACAGCGATGATGCCAATATTGAACCAGAAAAGAAAGAAAAGGCAGAACTTCAACAAAATGGAAGCGATGTAAGATACAGTGGTAAAGAATATCAAACTAATAACGAATCAGCACAAGTTACTGAAGTAAAAGAAGATAAGGAAAAATCAGGATATGTTACAGAAGATGGAAATAAACAAGCTGGTGGTCAAGGATCAACAAATGACGACACATATAAAAATAGCGAAAACTATATAAACTCGCAGATTAAAGATTCTGATAAGGATATGGAAGATAACAAATCTGACAAAGAATTAAAAGACGACAAAGAAGAGCAATCTTCTGAAGAAGACAAAGTAGAGAAATCTCATTTTGAAGAAACCATCAAATCCAATATTGACACCTTAACTGATGTCATTAAATCTCTCGCAGAGACACAAAAGGATGTTAGTGGTACACTTGAAAATATAGATTCTAGACTCAAAGCATTAGAGACTCCAACAGATTTACCTCTCAAACCAGCAACTTCTGACGAGGAAGATATTGGTGCTGACGTTAAAGTTCCAGATACTTATCAATCAAACTCTATCCAAGCAGGATTAGATGATGATAAATCTGGAGAAAAGAAGCCTGAGGGTGATCAAGCAGACCTTAAAATGCAAGAGAAAAGCTTTGACTTTACTACTGAAACTCCAAGACCTAATGCAGCAATCGAAGCAGTTAACAAATCCTCAACCGATTTGTCACTAGTTTTGAAAGATGCAAGAGAAGGTGGAGATCTATCAGCAGTCGCAAGAGATATTCTAGCAGGTAAGTATTATACTCCAACACCTGACGAAGTAGGGATGTATTAAGAATGACTCAAATCAGAACAATTGACGAGCTTGAGGCACAATATTACGGACACAATCGTAACCTTCTTAGAAAAGCAGATGCTCCATCAACTACCAGTACTGCTGGTATGTTTAACGCCATCTTTGGTGCTTATGCATGGGCTCAACTTAACTTAGAAGCAAACGCATTCGGTATTCTCCCAAAATACCCTTGGGATAAATCTGGATGGAGGGTTATAACAGCCAAACCTACACTTAACACCAATCAAGGTAACACCGCACTAGGTGGAACTACTGAAGGTGGTAACATTGCCGAAACTGTTAAACCAACTGTAGCAGAATTAGATGTTAAGCCAAAGACAGCACAACTGCCTTTCTCAGCATCTGAGGTTATGGAATGGTTAGCAACACACAGCAAAGACGACATTTGGGGTGGACTTGGTTCACTCAGATTGTACATGGCTGTACAACACAAAGAGTTCCTTAATAGAATGCTTTTAGCAGATGTTGAAAGTGATGCAGCAGGAGCAAGTGCCAATCACACTGGTACACAAGACTTTGAATCATTGGACAGAATAGTTTCCTCTGATGCTGAAGAAGATGCATTAGGTGGTAGCTACACTAGTTTCTATGATCCATGGGCAGCAGATGCAACTGTTGACAGAGATTCTGGTACAGATTTCGATTGTACTGTCGAATCTGCTTCAGGTACTATCGGTACTGACGGTGTTCTCACTGACGATGTTCTAAGAACTTTCTTAAGAAAGATTAGAATTGCAGCAGGTAAAGATCCAAATGTATTCCTAGGATCACATGAAGTCTACTCTGAAATTCAGGGATTGTATATGCCTTCTGTCCGTATTGCAAATCCATACGGTGAAGCATTAGTACAAGTTGACGTAAACGGTATCCAAACCTTTAAGGGAACTGGAACTGGTATTCATGTTGACTCTATCTATGGCGTACCATTCATTCCAACCAAAGATGCCCCATCTGGTGGCGGAAATGAGATTGGAAGACTATTTGCATTAGACACATCTGATGCAGAAGGTTATGGTTATCCAAGAATCGGAATCCAAGTGGCTATACCAACCGAGTATTACGAAGCAACTAGAAGATCCGCTGGTTATCCATTCGTTAACAACGCCTTTGTTGAAAAAGGTGTTTTCAGAACAATGGGTGAAACAGTTTGTCGCCATTTCAAATCACAAGGTAAGATCAGAGATATTAAACTCTAGTCAAACCAAAACTCTTTTCTTTTTTATTATGAAATGCCCTAAATGTTATTTTGATATGAAAGAAATGACAGCCTGTCACCTTATATGCCCAAATTGCGGTGCTCATCTTGATTGTAGTGACAAAGGAAATTTTTGGTAAAATACTTTATATATAACCCATTATGATAGATATTAATGGCAATCACAATCGCACAGAACTCAGATCATAAAAGTCTGACAGGAAAAACATTGTCCGTTCAATCTCAACTAACATCAAAGTTGAAAGAGTGTATTGTTGACATCACATTTGGTGCTTCTGACAATTATGCTTCAGACGGTAACACTGTTGACCTATCTATGGGTGGTAGAATCGATACCGTAATTGGATGTGAAATCCTACATTGCGATAAAGGTCTACTTTTGCAATATGCTCCAGCAACAGGTGGAGCAGCAGCCAGTGGTAAATTAAAAGCTTATGGACATACTCCAACAAGCTCTACAACTACTGTTATTGCACTCGAAGAACTTGATGATGGTGACACCGCAGTTAACAGTATGTCTGTTAGATGCAGAGTTATCGGATTCTAATTCCTTTTTTTTAATAATGTTTATATATGACTAAATATCTTCATTATTCATGGTTGAGATGAATCATAATGCAGTCACTATAGGTGCATCAGATACTACAATTAAATCAGGTCATGGTGTAGTCGTAGCAGTTCATGTTACTCTTATAGGGTCTTCTGGAGACAAACTTGTTTTAAGAAACGGTACAACCAATTCAGATCCAATAGAATTTGAAGTTCATGGTGAAGCTGTTCAAAACATCATTCAAATCAATAGACGATTTGAGGATGGAATTAGAGCAGATGTTACAGGTAATACAGCAAGATATTTGATCGTGTACAAATAATCTTTAAATATCAAGTAGCTTTATATATTATGTTATGGTAACGACTACAACTTACTGTTCAGTAGAGGATATAATAGACTTCCTAAGAGTTCCTATTACTAGTACAACCACACCAAACAAGGAAATGGTTCGTAAGATTATTGCAAGAAAAGAGGAAGAATTAGACAGAAGAATAGGTCATACATGGAAAACAAAAAAAATTACCAGAGAAATTCACGATTTACCACTCTTATACACATTTGGTTGGGGTACTCCAATCTTTTTGCATCATAGGAACATTAGAGATCTTGATGCAGATGAAGGGGATAAAATTGAGATATGGAAAGGAGAAACAAATTCATGGGAAAACATACTAGGTCAAGATCAATGGTATCATATGGAATATGAAAGAGGAACATTGCACTTAAGAGGCTACCTATTTACTATCTTGAGAAAGAATAGAGTTAGAATAACTTACAGATATGGCGGTGAAAATTATGCAGGTGATACAGACATACCATTAGATATAGCAGATGCTGTAATCAAAATGACCGCAATAGAAATTATGAATACTTCATTCCGTATGGATGAGATTCCAAGTGGTGGAACGGTTTCTCCTAGTGAAAGTAAGAGGTTTTGGCAAGAGGATATTGAAAACTGTATCTTAAACCGTAGAGAAGTATTTGTTATACCTTGATACGAAATAGTAGAAAATACAGAAGGCTTAAAGCTCAAAGAGATGCAAGAAAAGCAAGAAACAAGAATTTACAAGCTAGGGCTTTGGATGATGACGAAAAGAAAAAAGACGATGAAATTGTCTATAAAAGAGTAGCATATAAAGTTCCAAGTGATGTACCAATATCATCAATAACATTAGGAGAAAATTTGACTGATACCGAACTTATGTCAGTAATTGATAGCATACAGGACAAAGAAAGACACGTTAAAGAAGAAGATCCGTCTGATCAGTATATTCATTTTGATCTGACTCCACCACCATATGTAAGTATCTCTAAAGATGATCTTTACCCTGATGGTTGGTCATATCCATATTTCCCTGCTGGAAAAAGAGGTGTACGAGGAAAAAAAGACGGTAGTAAGCCAAGATTGGATATGATCGTTCAATGGGTTGAAGATGTAAAACTTGCAGGAAAATCCCAAAAAGCATTGGAAGAAGAATACATGAGGGTTTTCAATGTTGAGAAGGTAGGTCAGTGGACTAATAACAAATATGATAATTTAAAGGAAAGCATAGCATATCTCGTATCAAGAAAAATTTGGTATGTAGGAAGGAAATCAAGCGGTATGACAGATGAACAATGGGATGAATTAACTAAGGATATGAGACCTCCTGAAGGTTCTTTCAGTGCTAATGAGAAGTGGGTTAATGGATTTCCATATGGTAGGGAATATACTTATAATAGTGGAGCAAAAGATTACTATTGACAGTCACAACATATGATGCAGTAGATGATATTATAAATCTTATCAGAACTAAATGGTCTAGTCTAAGACCCCCTCATATTACCAAAGTATGGGAAAAGAGAACTGTGGGATTCATAGACGATAGAAGCGATGAGATTGTTCTATCACCAAAGGGTGAAAATATCAGTTATTTTGGTCTAGGTGGTAGTGCATTTTGGCATGAACAGATCATGGAACTGGACATACGCACTTATCAGGATATTAAGAGACATAACAAGGTTGTGAAGGAAGTGGTCAAAATAATCAAGGAAAATATCGTAGGAACATCATATACTGATTTGAGAGTCATAGGTTCATTTAGTAGAAACTATCAATTCCGTAATATGTACAGTTATATCGTAACCATTTCATACAGGAAATCAAACCCTTCTTAAAAATCTTTATATACCTTGAGTACTTCATACAATCATGGTAGTATATACTGGTGGATCTTCATCTGTAGCATATGGTTATGAAACAACTTTTGGAACAGCAGTAACTCCTACAGATTCTTTTGGATTACAACAAAAGGTAACTGGTCTGACATTGAATACCAGTCAAATTCAACTTAACAAATTAGGTCAAGTAGAACCAACTAAATTCGCTTTCGGTCAACAACAAGGAAGTGTAAGTCTTGGTTTTGTTTTTGATAGTGCTCAATCTTATAAAATATTTGATTCTCTTTATGGTGTTCCAAGCGGTACAACAACCAAAGTTTATCCAGCAAGTGCAGGAATTTACACTGGAACAAGTGGTGTAAGTGTATCACCATCTTCACCAAAATCATTGACAACACAGATCCAAGTCAATGCATCAAGTGTCCTCACAAGAACATTAAAAGGATGTGTTGTAAACTCTTTAGGTATTTCAACAAGTATCGGTGAAACAGTAAACGGAACTATTGATATGTCTTTTGCAGAAGAAAGTACTGCTGATATTACAAGTTCAACATTCACTGAACAAACTGATTCTGGTATTAATCAACCATCAACTCCATATACATTTGCACATGGTCAATTAAAAGCACCAACAGGAAGTGGAACATTAACAGAGATTACAGAAGTACAAGATGTTGATGTAACATTTACTTCAAATGCAGAATTACTTTATGGTATTGGTAGTCATTATGCACAAAGTGCATTTAGAAGAGTCTTTGATATTGGTGGAAGATTCAGAGCATCATTTAAAGATGAAACATTATTACAATATGTAATTGATCAGGCTAGATCTGGAACAGAGACACTTGCAGAAACCTCAAGTGTTGGATTATCATTAACATTCACCGATGGTTCTAAGAATATAACATTAGAATTTGGTGGTGTATCATTGGCTGATCATACTACAAGTGGTATTGAACCAGTAGAACCAGTATTTGAAGAACTTAACTGGAAGGCAAAATATTCAAAAGTATCAGTAACACCATAAGCCTTATAAAATACTGTTATCATTAACTTGTAATGGCATTAATACCTATAAAAATCACGTATAATGGTAAAGAGGAAATTGTAGAATTTGAAGATTCTTTAACTTTTGGTGAGACTGAAGCATTAATTGGACAGTCAGTTGATCTTAGTGACGTAACAAAACCAAAAATAGACTTGCAGAAATACAGAATGAATTTACTTGTACTTACCATTAAAAAAGCACCATTTAAAACAGGTGACATAACTACATTAAAAATGACTGATTCAAAAATCATCAAAAGCATACTAAAGGAGATAGTTAAAGTCCACCCTTTAACGGATTATATAGAGGATTGGATGGAAACATTCATAAGCTCAGAGGCATTGAGCATTCAAGATACTCCATCTACTACCAATGTGCAACCCAATTCGGGTGGGATAAAGAAAAAGTCGACAAACAGCCAATAGAATACCTTAAGAAACTTTTCTATATGCATAGTGAAACTATGAAAGAGGCAGAACGTTCAAATTCAATGCCACCAATGTCACGAAACATGACTAAAAACTTTAAATAGGTTTACTAATATTTATATATCATGGTTGATGAAAGGGAAGAATTTCTTGAAAAACAGTATTTCAAATTTTTATCACAATTAACCAAACAAACAAATATGCTACAAAGAGCATTTATTTCACTTAATGCTAAAACAGTAGAATCAAGAGCAGCAGTTGAAAAAACTACCAAAATACAAGAGGAATTAACAAAAAGACGAAGATCAGAAGACAGGGTCAAAAGAGACCAATTAAAAATAACATTAGAAACATTTGATTTATCCAAAAAAACACTTAATTTAAGACGACAGGAAGCAAGAACTAGAAAAGATATTGCAAAATTACTTTCACAAGACAAAAAAGATAGAATTGCTGATAATAGACTTAGAGCACAGGAAAGAAGAGATTTAGAAGCACTTCACCAAGAAGGTGTGAAACGAAATATCTTGATGAGAAGATCAATTCAAGCAACAGCAGAAAAATTTGATTTTATTACTTCATCATTAACTCAAGGAAGGGGTATCATACCAACATTATCACTTTTAGGAAAGGGTGCATATAATTCAGCAGTATCTTTCAAGGCAATGAATGAAGCTCAACAGGAACTTAAACTTGCAGAAGAACAAGGTGATCCTAATACAATTCAAGACAAAGAAAAAACATTTTTACAAATGAAAAAAGATTTTGAAGATAGAACTGCTGGTAGTAAAACCCTTCAATCTATAAGTAAAAGATTAGCAAATGCAGGTAAATTCTTTGAAAAACACGCTACAGGTATAATTATAGGTGCTGGTGCAGCAGGTGTTTTAATAGGTATAATCAAAAAGGCGTTAGATGTTTCACCAATGTTCCAACAGATGATGAAGTTGATGAATTTTGCAGTTACAATGATTTTAAGACCAATAGGTGATTTCTTTGGTTTTATACTTAGACCAGTTATTATCATGTTATTAAGACAATTCATAATGCCTTGGTTTAAATATGTGTATCCAGTAATGCGTACTCTTGGAACTGATATAGGAGAGACATTAGCTAAAGTACTTGGTGGAGAACTAAAACCATCTACTATTTTAAAAGATATTTTTAATATAGAAGAAGGTAATAATCCACTCCAGCCATTTTTAGATGCTGTTGTAGATGTAACAGCAGGTATTGTTGCTTTGACAGGTGCATTTTATGGTTTCAAAGCAACTATGAAATTGGTAGGTAAAGGTATAGTTAACACATTCATTGGGTGCGTTGGGAATAAAAACACCTACAGACACACCAGAACCACCAAAAACAACACCAAAAACAGAACCACCAAAAACAACACCAAAAACAGAACCACCAAAAACAACACCAAAAAAAACTGCACCTTGGATTGATGAAAGTGGTCGTTATAATCCAAATTGGAGAAATGTACCATCAGGTAATAAAATTGTAGATATACAAGGAAACGTGAAAGACACAATAAAGAAAACCGCACCTTGGATTGATGAAAGTGGTCGTTTTAATCCAAATTGGAATAAAACACCAACAACACCAAGTCCTCTTGACCCTAAAACACCTAACAATGTGTCCGTAAAAAATAATTCAGTATTGAAAA